ATATACCAATGCTATGCCTATTGTCCATCTTGTAGACCCACAAGGTTATAAGAGAATTATGTACGATGCAATTTCTAAAATGGTTAAGTTAAATTTAATTGAATTTACTGATTACGACAATAAAGATTATATCCTTATTGAAAATAAAGAAGGTGGGTTCGACACAGTACAATTAACAAACGAAGAAAAACTTGCTTTGGTCAATATGAACCTTGCAAAAATGCAATTATCATATATGTGTAGATATGATACACCAAATGGTGGTGTTCAGTATGAATTGGCTAAAGACAAAAAGAATATGCACGATGATATGGCATATACGTTGGCTGAAGGGGCGTATGCGCTTGCTTTATTAAGGCGTGAAGACTTATTAAAAAAACCAAAACAAACGAATTTTGACCCTTCACAATTCATCATGTCAAAACAACCATCGGTTAGAAAATTATAAGGAAGGAGGAAAGATAAAATTTGGAAGTAAAAGATTTTACTAAGGAAGAACAAGAAAAGATAATGGCTAAATATGTTCAAATGTCATTTGCAAACTTAAAAAGAAATATTGTTCAGGATTTAATTAACAGTAAAAATGAAAGCATTATTTATAAGAAGTATACTAAAGAACAGATAGTAAATATGTTGGAAAATCCGCAGAAAAACGAAGAACAGATTCGTGAACTTAGCAGATTTATCTATCTAGTATCAAGCCATTATCGTAGACTTGTTGATTACTACTCTACTATCCTTCTTTATAATTACACGGTAGTTCCTACCAAAATTCCTGTTAAAAAGCCTATAAAATCTAAATATACAGAATGTTATTATCGCATTGTTAATGAATGTGATAAGTATAATCTTCAGCAAGAAGCAACTGAGGCAATTAAAATTGCCGTAAGAGATGGTGTATTCTATGGTATTTGTTATGAAAATGAAGACAGTTTTTATATCAAACCATTCACCGATACAAAGTTTGCAAAAATTTCATCTATTGAAGATGGTGTATTTAGATACTCTATCGACTTGGCTTATTTCTCAGGAAAAGAATACTTACTTGATATGTATGGAGCAGATTTCAAACGTGCTTATACACTTTGGAAAGGTGATAAAGAAAAAGGAATTAAGGGTGATAAGGCAAAGAAATGGTACGAAGTTCCAACAGGAATTGTAGTTAAATGTGATAAGTCAAATTTCCTTAATTCAATACCGATGTTTGCATCATTATTGCTCGATATTCTGTCGATTGACGACTATAAATTGTTACAGAAAGCAAAGGTAGAGGGTGACAACTATAAAATTTTAGGATTTAAACTAGACCTAAATGATGAAGGTTTCCCTACTATTGATTATGAGTTAGCATCAAAGTATTTTAATACAGCGTCAGAAACACTTCCGAGCGGGGTCGGGGCTATCCTCGTACCATTCGAGATTTCAGACCACTCATTCCAGACATCTACTGCTTCTAGCATAAATAATGTATCTGATGCAGTCGATTCATTCTGGCAAGGTGCAGGTACGCCATCAAGTCTCTTTGGTGGTGGAAATATCAATTCATCTGGGGCAATGTCTATTGCAGTAAAACCTGATGAAGCCTTGGCATTTTCTATGCTTACACAGTTTGAACGTTTCTTCAATGTTAAATTTAAGAAGATGTCTCTTAAATATAATTTCAAACTGAAATTCAGTCGTTTATCAATTTTTAATCAAGATGAATATGTAAATAGGCTATCTAAATCAGCATCCTTGGGAATGCCTGTGAAGATGGAATATATTTCTGCATTAGGATTTAGTCCTAGTGATGTATTGGGAATGACTTATCTTGAAGAACAAATACTGATGTTGTCAAAGAAATCTTGGCTTAATCCATTGATTTCTTCAAATACCCAAAGTGCTGTTGACTCAGAAGGCGGTAGACCAACAAGTGAGGAACGTGGAGAAACTATTGGAGAGGCTGGCGAACAGACAAGAACCAACGAATCCAATGGTGAACGTTAGAATTTAAGGAGATTATATTTTGGAAAATAGATATTTTTATTGTTATAGTAAGCCACTAAAGGAGTTTCTTTTAGAGAATGGTGAGCGATATGTGTTAAGAGCAACACACGATAAAACCAAGAAGAAATATTGGGTATTTCAGAGTTGTTCAAAAATAGATGAATTATTAGATGAGTGGAGATTGCGAAAAAAGTAATCTTCGCTCTTTTAGTTTGGAGAATAATAGTTTGGAGGTAATTACAAATGAGTTTTAATAAAGATACTGGTATGTATGAGGGTTATATTTATTTAATAACCAATAAAGTTAACGGCAAAGGTTATATTGGGCAGACGAATAGAACTGTTCCATTTAGATTTCAACAACATCAATATAGAAGTACAAAAGCAAAATATACTCAACCATTATATAGTGCTTTTAAAAAGTATGGTATTGATAATTTTGATGTGCAAGAAATATTGAAAATATCATCAAAAACATTGGATGAGTTGACAGTTGAATTAAATTCTAAAGAAGAAGCCTACATTATTGATTACAATACAAAAACACCAAATGGCTATAATGTTTTAAGTGGAGGGGCAGAAAATCCCACCATTTTAACATCTAAAATGGTTTATCAATTTGATGATAATGGTGTTTTAGTTAATACGTTCACTTCTATATCTAAAGCAAGTAATTACTTAGGATTTGCTACTTACCATTATACTTTAGTGAAATATATGGACTCATATATTAAATATAAAGGTTATTATTGGATGTCTGTTGATAAATTTGACCCTAATAACATTGTGCAACCAAAGCAAATAATTAAAATCATTGAAAAACCAAAAGAAAAGATTAAAAAGGAAAAACCAATCCCAAAGATAATTGAAAAGAAACAAAAATCTATCAAACCACCCAAAGAAATAAAAGAGAAAAAAGAAAGACCAAAGCGACATGTGTATCAGTATGATAATCATTTCAATTTAATAAAATTTTATGATGATTACAGAATGGTTGACGAGTCAATCATATCTCATTCTTTCTTATGTAAAATATTTAAACATGGAGCAATTTATTCTAAAGGATATATTTGGTCGCCATTAGAGGTTAATTCTGAAATGTGTCATATAGTTAGAAATTACAGATTACCATTTTATCAGTTTGAACTCGATGGAACTTATGTTGGAGAATGGGACTGTATATCAGAAGCAACAAGAAAATATTCTAATGGGAATAATCATAGTAGCATAAAAAATGTTTTGGAAGGTAGGATGTCGCAAGCGTTTGGTTATCTGTGGAGTTATTCAAAGACACCACCAGTATATGAAAGTAGAGTTGATAAATTTGGTATAAAAGTCAGACAATTATCTATGAATAGAGAGTTTATAAATGACTACGATTCTTTGGCAGATGCTCAAAGAGCAACAAATATACCTTATCAGTCTATTAGTGCTGTTTGTAATGGTAAATATAGTCAAGCAGGTGGTTATATTTGGGAGTATGCAAGCTAGGAGGTTATATGGACAAATACATAAATGTAATTGACGAAGAATTATGTAATACTCTCCTATCTAAAGGTTATAAGTGTTTAAATCAAATAAATTCAAATATAAAGATGTGGACTTTCAAGTATGAACCACATCTTTTTTGTTTGAACTTTGATGATAAAGAAGTGTCCAAGAAATGTTTTCTTACAGACACTATCAAAATGACATTTTAACGGGAAGGAGGTAAACATGGAAAATAAAAAGTTAAAGCTCGACTTTGAGATGACAATCTTTGATGTCGTTGACTTAAACAAAAGTTTTGCGTCTGCAAAAGTACTAATTGCTTATACTGGTCGCAATCGTAACTATTCAGACATTGGAAAACAAGCGTTTATTGACGCTCTTCCCAGCATTAAAAATATCCCCCTTGTAGGAAGATATGATGTTGATAAAGATGATTTTGGTGGACATGACATTAAGGTTATTAACAAGGAAGATGGTATTGACATTGTAAATGCTACTATTCCATTTGGCGTTGTGCCTGAATCTGCAAATCAGTGGTTTGAAACTCGTATTGTTGACGGGGAAGAAAAGGAATGTTTGTTCACAGATGTTGTGCTGTGGAAAAGACAACATGGATATGAGCATATCGCAAGTGTTGGAACTCTAGGACAGAGTATGGAGATAAATATTGACAGTTATATTGTAGATTCCGAGGGTTATTGTATTATTGATAAATTTCAATTTGAAGCATTGACAATTCTTGGAGACGATGTAACCCCTTGCTTTGAAAATGCTTGTGTTCAGATGTATTCAAACGAAATCGTATCAGATTTCAAATTACAATTCTCTGAAATGTTGAGAGAATTCAAAGAACTAAATCAACCTTCCACTATGGAAGTTGATATAGAAAATAATGATGGAGGTTCAACAATGACAGAAGAAATCAAGAATGAAGTTGTTGACGAAATGGCTGAAACTGTAGTGGAAGAAAACGTAGACGAAGCAGTTGAAGAAACAGTCGAGGAAGTTGTCGAAGAGGTAGTTAAAACTACTGATGAGCCAACTGATGAGGTTGTAGAAGAAACCGCAGAAGACGAAACTTCTGAAGATACAGAGGAAGTTGTTGAGGAAACAACGGAAGAAACTGTCGTTGAAGAGTCCAACGAGGATTTTAGCGTTCTTTACGCAGAGTTAAAAGAAAAATATGACGCACTTGAGAAGGAGTTTGATGAGTATAAATTGTCACACTCCTATTTTAATGCAGATTTTGAGGAATTGAAGTCTTATAAGGAATCAAAAGAAGCAGAGGAAAGACAGTGTGCCGAAAACGCATTATTTGCTGATTATGAAGAAACAATCGGTGACACTGAGGAATTCAAGGCATTAAAAGAAAAAGCTTCTGAATTCTCATTAGATTCTCTAAAGAAAGAGTGCTTATGTATCGTTGGAATGTATTCGATGACAAGCAAAGTAAAAGAAACTGAAAACTTTAATTCCTTAAAGTTCTCTTTTGAGCCAAAGGAAGAAAATGACGAGCCTTATGGAGGAATTCATAAGAAATACTTAAACAAATAAGAAAGTGAGGAAATTTAATTATGGCAAATAAGGTATTAAGACTTGATGTTATGTCTGGAAACAAAGACAATTCTCAGGTAAAAAGCGCACGTTATTACAATGCAGATGCAGTTGCTGTTGTTGAGAATGGTACTATTGTAGCAATCGGTGGTTTAGATGATGGTGAGCGTGAAGTTCACAAGGTTACTCCTGTAACTGACGAAGATGCATTAGTAGGTATCGTTAGCACACCTGAAGTTAATTATGACCAAAATGGTGTTGGCGACACAGATTTAGCAAACTTCATTAATGGAAAAGGTGAAGTTATAAGAGTACATGTTCTTCATGAGGGAGACATTTTCTCTATAGCAAATCTTGGAAGCACAGCAGATATTGCTTGTGGCGCAAAGTTAGTTGCAAAGCATATTCAGACCGAAACTGTTGGTCGCTATACTTATGAAGTTTTTGAAGTACAGGCAAAATAATTTGTTGGCAATTTTATAATCAATTATTAATTGACGTTTATCTCGTTTGCAGATAGGCGTTTTTATATTACAGAAAGTGAGGAATATTTAAAATGGCAGATAAAAATATCATAAAATTAGCTATTGATTCTTACAAGGGTCGTGTTGCTGGCAATTACTCTGTTGATGATAACATGGAAGTATTGCGTCAGGCACTTATTGAAGCAAATGGTGGTTCTACAAAGTTAGACTATAGAGCAATTAGAGATGGAAAGTGCAATGGTTTATTCGCACTTGTTGAAGAGATTATCACTAAAACTGTTATTGAAGGTCTTCCTGAGTCTTGCCCTCTTTTCAACTATGTTGATTTTAGAAACTTAGCAGAAGGTGACACTAACGTATTTGAGATTCGTGATGGTGGTCTTTTTGTAGTAGCAGATATCGCTGATGGTACACAGGGTCTTCGTAGACAGAGAATTGCTGGTGGCGAGGAAATTACTGTTAAGACACAGTTAAAAGGTATCAAAATTTACGAAGAGCTTCGTAGAATTCTTGCTGGTCGTGTTGACTTTAACGAGCTTATTGCAAAGGTTGCAGAATCTTTCGAGAAGAAGATTTCTGAGGACATCTACACAGCAGTTACTGCTGGATTTGACGGTCTTGTAGCACCTTATGCTGAGAATGGTAGTTTTGCAGAAGACAAGCTTACTGCTATAATTGACCATATTGAAGCTGCTACTGGTAAAAAGGCTTACATTCTTGGTTCTAAGCAGGCTGTAAGAAAGATTACTGGTGTTAAGGGTGCTGATTCTAACTCTGCAAAAGAAGACCTTTATGCTATGGGTTACTTTGGACACTTCTACACTACTCCTATTATAACTATGCAGAATGGTCATAAGGTAGGTACTACTGACTTTATTCTTGGCAACGACCTTTACATCGTAGCTTCTGATGACAAGTTTGTTAAATTTGCTACTGAAGGAGATACTCTTATTATACCAGGTGACGCACTTGGTAATGCTGACCTTAGCCAAGAATATTTCATGGCAATGAGATACGGTGTGTCTGTTGTTATGGCAGAGCAGTTTGGAGTATACAAATTATCATAATATAAATATATTTTTTGTGGGCGGTAGTATTATCTACTGCCCTCTTTTGAATTAAAGGAGGATATTAAATGGCAAATTTAACAAGAGAACAAAGACTTGCTAAAGAGGCTGAAAAGGAAGCTAAATTAAAGGCTGAACTTGAAGAAAAAATTAAAGCTGAACTTGAAGAGAAACTTCGTACAGAATATGAAGAAAAGTTAAAAGCTACAACAGAAAAAACAACTAATAATGAAAAATCCAAGAAGGCAATCAAGATTCCTCTTGATTTAATTGTGCCTGTTATTTGCAATGTTACTGGCGGTGCAAATTATATTTCTAAAAAAGCAAACGGATACATTGTAGAATGGGATTCTTTTGGTGATGTTGAATATATGGAATTAGGAGAACTTGTTTCCATGAGAAATACAGACCGAAGATTCTTTGAGGATAATTGGATTATTTTAGAGGATGTAGATGATTATACCTCTGTTGAATTATATAACTTTTTAAAGGTAGGAAAGTATTACGAAAAGTATTTCACGCCAGAAACCATTGATACTATTTTCGACCTTGATGCGTCTGATATTATTCGTACAATTTCAGAGTTATCTTCTGGCATGAAAGCGACTATTGCCACAAGAGCAAAAATGAAAATTGATGCTAAAGAATTAGATTCTAACAACAAGATTGAAGCTCTTGAGGCAGCGTTGAATGTGAAATTTAGCATCTAATAAGGAGGCTAAATTATGGCAAACACAACATACGGAACTGTATTTGCTGAATTCAAAGATAAAATAACAGACCCAGACCTTATTACTTTTGCAGAAGATTTACAAACGGAAATGCTTATTGCTTATATGAAAAAAGCAATTGGTAAGTGTAAGCGTATTATAAAAACAGCAGACTTATCTAATCGTGATGATGAACTTATGGAATTTAGTGTAGAGATACCCGATGAAGTAATGGACATTATCACTGAATGGATGACTGTTTTTTGGCTACAACCATATGTAAATAATATTGAGAATTTGAAAAATAATCTTTCTACTAAGGATTTCTCAGTATTCTCTCCTGCTAACCTTCTTGAAAAGATTGGTGATAGATATGACATTGCAAGAAAACATGCAAGAAGTCTAACCAATGAATATTCCTATATTATTGCAGATATGAAGGAATTGAAAACATGATTGAGGTAAAATATGGTCTGTTACCTAAAGAGAATTTTTGCAGATATTTTGAATTTTTAATAAATAAAACATATAAAATATTGCCTCTTAAAGAGGAAAAATCAGATACCTTAAAATCTTATTTAGAAAGTTACTTGCGAGAACTTATCGGCAATAAAGATTTGGTATCTGTTTTGGTTGATGAGCCAAAATTTATTACTGTGTTAAACACTATGCAGTTTCTTATTGCAGAGGAATATTCAGATAGGGTTTGCAAACGAGAGGTGTTTAAGTGTATTCGTATACTTGAAGAAATCAATGAGAAGTATTTTAAGGAAGGAGAATGATTGTATGGATAGATATACTGCAAGAATAAACCTTCATGGTACTACTCAAAGAGAACGTGCAAAAAATAGACTTATTGCACACCTAAATGATAGAACTAAACATAGTTTATCTTATAAAGATATTCTTCTCAATGGCGAAAAAACACAACTTATTATCAATTCTGGTACACAACCTTACTACAAAGAGTTTCAATCTCTTCCATCTCAAGAAATCAATATTGGAGATTATGTAGAGTGGGCAAATTCTCATTGGATTGTAGTTACTTGCGATTCTGACGATGAAATTTATAGAGATGGAAAACTTAATCAATGTAATTATCTGCTGAAATGGCAGAATGAGTTAGGCGAGATTATTGAACGATGGGCTGTAATTCAGAGTGCCAGCAAATACAACGATGGTACTGATTCCAATGCCGTTATTACACTTGGTTCTGACCAATTATCAATTATTGTACCGATTGATTCAGAGACTATCAAACTCAAGAAGTCAATGAGTAAGAAGTTCTTTATTGATGGCAATACAGAAGACCCTACCACTTATGAACTTACAGGAACAGGCAATGTACCTGATACTTATAATGGTCATGGTATTACTTCTTGGATTGTTAAGGAATGTGCTTACACTGCAACAGAAGATGATTTGAAATATGGTGTATGTAATTACAAGGCTGTTGACACCGAAGAAGACCCTGCTACCCCACCAGAAAATCCCGATGAAATGACAGATTTAAGGGCTAGTATTACTTTCAAAGGTTCACAAGAATTAAAGATTGGTGGCACTACAAAGACCTTAACTGGTAGTTTTGTAGATTCAGATGGTAACGTAATAACAGATATTGGTGCATGGGAAGTAATTACAATTGATGAACTACTTCCTTATCTTGAATACACAATAACTGATAACACATTAAAAATAAAAGTGCTTGATACAGACCTTATTGATAGTAAGGTGAGAATTATGTTCTCAAGTGCAGATGGCACAATTTCTACATATCTTGATTTTGATGTAGTTAGTATGTTTTAAGGAGGTAAATTATGGCAAGAACATCGCCTATCACTAGGTATAAAAAGAAGCTTATGACTTCTATTGTCACATCTCCTGAACTAATCGAATTAGTAAACGATGACTACATTGATAAAGATGGAGAATGTGTCAACTCTGATGATTTGATTTATCAACAGATATTTCCCTACTATTATATACCAGAAACACAGACAAAGGCGCAACCATATGTGATTATGAAGGTTAATGGTTTGGGAATGAAAAATAAAATATATAACAAGGCAGAAGTTTATATTTGTGTAGTATCACATCAAGACTGTATGCAAGCAAAAGGTGGAGGAACTAGAATTGATTTAATGGGCGAAATCGTTGAAGAACTATTTAATGGCAGAGATGATTTTGGCTTTGGAGAAATGGAATTAATCAGTAATATCGAGACTGAAATAAACACCAATCATAGATGTAGAATACTAAGATTTATGGTGGAGGATTTCAATGCAGACGCATGTCCAGACGAATGATAAGAAAAAAGAGTTAATTCCTAAGAGTTTTCTTCAAAGTGGAAATGACTTACAAATCACTACTTCTATTAGTTTCAAACACCCTATCTTACAAGATGTTATAGATATAGACAAAGAACATTTGGGGTTATATAGCGAGAATATGTATTATTCAATGGTCAATGTATTTCTTACAGACCCATATGATTATATGGTGTTCTTAGACGATAAAGGTATTGACTATGAGACAGTAAAACCTTTTGATGTATTCTGCCTACTATTCAATGATTATATTGAGAGAATACAAGGATTAGCTAACGAATGTTCAGAAGAACAATTATTAAAACTGTTCCAGAATAATATATACTTTAGTGCTTTCAAATTCTTTTTCGGGATTGAAAGCTTTTTTATTGCAAAAGACCCAGATGGTGGAAAGGCTATCGGTTATGGAGAAGGTCAGTTTTTAATGAACTCTGATATTTATGATTATATTACAGAGTTTGTTAGGAAAATAAATGGCATTCCAGATGGCGAAAGAATTTATCCTGAAGACGAATGGGCAAAACAAATTCTGATTGAGGATGAACGAGAAAAGATAAAAAAACAAGCCAAGAAACGTGAAAAAGGTGATGAAGAAACTAACAAAGATAGATTGGGAAATCTCATCTCTTCTCTCACTTGGTCTTGTAATGGTGGCATTACACCATTTAACAGAAATCAGTTGCATATGTATGACCTTATTGATGGCATAAACAGAACTGATAAACTGTTACATTATAGAAATACAATGACTGGATATTATTCAGGTTGTATTGAAAAGAAAAGTATAAACTTTAATGAATTGCACTGGTCTACTTAGGTCGGTGCTTTTATTATATCAAAAATTATTATTAAACAAGGAGGACAATTTAATGAGATACGCATTAAAGAAAGTAAGAAAGATTACTGGTAGAGACATTGCTACTGGCAAGAACAAGTTTGTTCTTTCTGATTTGAAGTCCCTCACCATCTCTGGTAATGCAGATGTAGTATGGGCAGACGGTGCTGATGGTGCTCACTTAGTTGGTTTCGATACAAACAAGGTTTCTACTATTGAAGCAGAAAACGGTTCTATCGACATCGGTTATTTGGAGACTCAGACTGGTGGTACTTTAACAAAGGTTGAGAATGGTACTGGTGTATTATTCACTGAAACACTTACTGTAGCTGGCGGTAAGGTTACTACTTCTCATAAGGCAAGTGGTGTTGCAGGTAACGAAATTGGATATGTATATCCTCTTGATGAGACTTCTGACCCAGACAGAATGAACGCTTATGCTCAGGGTGCTTCTGCTTCTGCAACTGAGTTCGCTTATGACCCTGCTACTAAGGAAATCACTCTTCCTACTGATAAGTTTGAAGATGGCGTGAAGGTTTACGTTGAGTACTTCCCTACTTTCAATTCTTACGAGGAACTTGACAACGACTCTGATAAGTTCTCTGAGACTGTATCTGTATTTGCAGACATCTGGTTAACAGATATTTGTACTAAGAAGGATATTCCTGCTCAGTTAGTTATGGAGTCTGGTAAGGTTTCTGGTGAAATCAACTACTCTATGGGTAGTGACGCTGCTGTTCAGAATGTATCTATCGAAGCCCTTCAGGCTTGCGGAGAGAAAAATTTGTGGAAGCTCTACAAATATGATATGACCGAAATCAAGAACGACTAATTATTAAGAATTGATAGTGTGGGTGAAATATCCCACACTGTCTTATTAAACGAGGTGAATTATGGCTGAAATTAAAGCAAATCATATCTGCAAAAATCCAGAGTGTCGTAAACATTATTATGCTTGTGACTATTGTGGAAGAAGTTTGAACTGGCGTTCAGTAGCATGTTCCTTCGCTTGCTATCAGAAGTATATGGACTTGGTAATTGCAGAAAGAAGTAAAGGTAAAGATGTAGAGGTTAAACCTGAAAGAACTGATATGACAGAACAGGAAGTTGACGCTCTCATGGAAGCACCTATCGAGGAAGTAATCGAAAAGACCAAAGAAGATTTAAAAGACTTTGCAGATATTAATGGTGATGTTGATTTTGCAAAGGCAGTTGATGAAATCAACAGAGAATTAGACAAGAAAACAACTACTCGTTCTAAGAAGAAAGTTTCTGTAGATGAGTAATCAATATATAGTGAATGGATTTTATTTTGTACTTTATTTATAGGGTATGTCTTTCACTATATTTTAGCGATTGACATACCCTATTTTTTACTGTTAAAGGAGTGAAATTTTGAAAGTACAAAGTACTGTAACTGGCAAGTGTTATGAGACTGATGAGTGCGTATTTATTGTAAATCCTTTACAAGTTTATAAATACTTAATTAATGATGCAGTCCCATTGGACATTTTAGCTGGTGAAGATAACAAAATAGTTTACGTCTACAACAGAAAGTCAACTCGTGATTTGTATGACCGTTGGTGTAAACGTGAACTGTAAAATGTCAATAAATGAACAATTCTAAGGCGAGTTGTTCTTTTTAATTATCAAAAAAGAAGGTAAAACCATATGGATTTTACAAATATATCACTAACCAAGCCGATTAGACCTTATATAAACGAAGATGGTTATTACCCACAATGCCACCGTTGCTGGACTGAATTAGAACATAAACAAAAAGTTTGTTCTAAGTGCCATCAAACTCAAGATTGGTCGTGGTTTGGAAAATATAAAAAGGAGGAAGTTTAATATGAAAAATATTAATTTAAAAGGGATAACAGCCGAAGCTGTTACTGGTGTATTTGTGTTATTAATAGCTTTAGTGAATGCTATTTTGCAAATGTTTGGAATTAATACTCTTCCTATTGAAGATGAAAATATATCGGCTATTGTGTCAGGTATTTTTATAGTGGGTGCTGCACTATACAATACATGGAAAAATAGAAACACTTCTACAGCGTCTCAGACTGCTCAGAAAGTTACAGACGCAATTAAATCTGGCGAGCTTTTAGTGGAGGATGTTGAGGTATTAATAAATAAAATTAAAAACAAGTAGGCGAGGGGTGTAAATGGATGCAATAAAAGAACTAAATGGTATAGATTGGGTTTATGTATTTTTTGCCATTATAGTAGCCCTTGTTGCTCTAAAGTTTTTATGGACTCTTATAGAATGGTTTATTGATAAACTAGGGCTAGAAACAAAAAAAATGCGTGAAAAGCGTGAAAATAGGGAACTATTATTAACAACTGCCAAAAACTTAAACGAATTACAAGATAGGCATATCCAAGACGAAAAAACCTTTAGGGAAAATTTGAATGCTTATATAGAAGAAAGTCGCAAAGACCGTAAAGCACTTCATGACGAAATGAGTAAATATACCGAAAATCGCATAAATGACAGGAAACAAAGTCTTGAGATACAAAAAGAATTAAAAGACTCAATCGCTTCAAGAGATGAAATGATTGAGTCTTTAGTTGTTGCAAATAAAGAGATGTTGGCAGAAAAAATCAATGAAAAATATAAATATTATATTAGTATTAAAGGAATTCCAGAGGATGAATATGATGAATTTGTATCTTTACACGAGGCGTACAATGGGGTCGGTGGTAATCATCATGGCGATGCCAAATTTGAATATTGCATAGAACATCTTCCTATTATTCCTGTAAAAACAAAATTAATATTTAAAGGAGAAAAGGAGTAATTATTATGGCTATTAATGTTAAATCAACTACAAGAGATATTAAAGAACTGAATCCTCTTGTGCAGATAATGTTAAAAGAAGCATTAGATAGAATTAAAAGCAAAAAAATCGACCCGTTAATTATTGAAACATACAGACCAAAAGAAAGACAGTATTATTTATACGGTCAGGGTCGCTCAGTTGCCACTTGTATCGGAGCAGGTATGCCAAAGAAATATGCACAACAGTATGCTAGGAAAGGAACACAATGCACATGGACACTTAATAGTATACATATTAAAAGATGTGCTGTTGACCTTATTCCTCAAATAGATGGTAAGGCGATTTGGAATTCAAAGCATGAAGACACTTTGGAAATCATCAAGATAATGGAATCGGTTGGATTCGAGGCTGGAGCAAATTGGCACAGTTTGCCTGACAGTCCGCACTTTCAGGTGGTTGGAATCGGAGGAAAAACTAAAACATTTACAAAATCAAACGCAAACAAATATATTGTTAAAGTAATTCAGAAAAAGCTCAAGAAAGCTGGCTTTTATAGCGATTATACAATTGATGGCAATTGGGGTAAGGCTACAACAAAAGCTATCAAAAAGTGGAAGAAATCTCTTGGTTGGGTTGCAAATGCTAGAATTGGAGCAACCGCATTAAAGAAGTTATTGTCTTATTAATTAGTATAAAAATGAAAGGGGTGTTGGAAAGTGCCAGACCAATTAAATAAAATAATTTGCGAAACAGTCAATAAAGCAATTAATATAAAAAGCAATGATTTCAAAAGAGATGTCACATATGTTTGTACGGTTGAAGAAGAATATTTAAACAATAGATATAGGCTTAAACATAATAATACGATTTATTTCGTTACACTTTCCAACATTAAACCTAATATACATGAAAAAGTGCGATTAATATTACCTCAAGGTAATTTAAAAGATAAATATGTACTTGAAGACGTTATTGGAAAGTACAGTGTCGAAATTCCGGAAAGCGGATTTAGTGGCGACTATAATGATTTACATAATAAACCCACGTCTCTTCCTGCTAATGGTGGTGATTCAAAAACAGTAAATGGACATACTGTAGAGACGGATGTTCCTGCCGATGCAGTATTTACTGATACGGTATATGAACACCCAAAAACAAATATTCCTAATGGGGAATATAATTATGTTACTGTAAATGAATTTGGTCATGTGACAAATGCGAGAAATATTTCTGCTGGGTCTGCTGTACAACCTGTGTATTTTAATAATAATGGTATACCTGTTGCTTGCGATTACACGTTTAATCAAAAAGCTGACTATGAAGAGGGTATATGGACTCCCGTTCTTAAAGCATATAATAATAGCAATATATCGAATTTATCTGCATCTAATGGCTATTATGTTAAAACTGGCAATACGGTATGGGTGTCTTTTATTCTAGTGTGTGGAGGAGTATCGCCAGTCCCAGCGTTCCAATTAAGCAACAATTCATTACCATATAATTATGATAGCAGTATATCTATAGGTAGACGTAATCTTGAAATTATTGAAATAGATACAACTGGAGGTATGGTATTTGATGCCATGAAACAGATGTCAGATATTCGTTTTACAGAACTAACGTATTCTAATAACTCTTCCTTGAACGATTACTATAATGGTGTTTTAAGAATTAGTTTTGAATATAACATTAAAAATTAGAAAGGTACAAAACTATATGGATATAATTGAAATAAAAACAGTGGATATGCTTACTATAGATAGTGTAAGTATATTGACGCAGAAGTTTATTGAACTAGATGGAATTAAACAACAAGTCGGAGCTAACCATAGAAGGGCTTATCAAAATAGTATTGAGGGAAGAAAGGAATTGGTTAGTGGCGAACCCTTAAATATTGTTAATTCTGTTATGGCTATTTGGGGAAGTGAGCCAACTGTTATTGAGCAAATATTAGTAGACAAAGAAAACAACAAATAATTTATAAGAGCGATTTTATGTCGCTTTTTTGTTATATAAGGAGTGAAAAAGATAGCAAAAAACATAGGAAAAGTTTTTGAAGAGAATTGGAAGAAATCAATACCTAAAGATGTTTGGTATTATAGACCTCCAGATTCAGCACAATCTTTTGGTTCAAGTTCTAATTTAAGGTTTAGCTCAAAGTCTCCATGTGATTGTTTTATGTTTAATGGAAAGATGTTATATACATTAGAATTGAAATCTGTTGGCACTTCTTCTATGTCGTTTGAACGTACAAAAAGTGATAAAGGAATAATACATAAACATCAGATTGATAAATTATGGGAGTTTTCAAAATACAAAAATATTGTAAGTGGATTTTTATTAGATTTTAGATTAAGCGATAAAACCTACTTTTGTGCTATTGAAGAGTTTATAAATATGATAAACCATTTAGATAAAAAATCTTTTAATGAAAAAGACTTATTTGAATGGTGTAATCCAATTGAAATAAAAAAGAAAAAAATGAAAGTTAATTACAAATATTCTGTAGATGTTTTTTTACAAAATACACAGTTATAAAAGGAGATTAAATTTATATGATTACATTAATTAGATGGATAAGATTAAAACAGTTGACTATTAAGTGGAAGTTTGCAATTATGCATGAATTGGATAAACAGTTAATGACTGTTGTAAAAAATCCTGAGATTATCGAAAAGAAACTACTTCCTTATCTTGCTGAAGTAGTACATAAGACAGTTGAGCTTGAAAAATTTAAGCAGCAGACTGGTGAATTTGAAGAAAAGTAAGACTCCATTGAATGAGTCTTTTAACAAGAAAATTTGAGGTGATTTAATGGCTCAAACTATTAAAAGCATATCTGAATTAAAACGAGTTTTTCAAAATAGAGCAACATATGCTGCAAAAATGACGAGAGACGAAATGTTTAAAGTATTTCAAAAACACATTAATGAATACTATCATGAACCAGTGTTTGAAGGTAGTTCTATTCCAGAGCAATATGACAGATTATACAAGATGCTTAATAGTTTAATAAAAACTGATGTAGTACAGTCAGAGTATGAGATTTCTTGTAAAGTTGAAATAGATAGAGATTATCTTAATTATACATATCCCGGAGGCGCAACAGGTCGAGAAGTTTGGGAATGGGCAAATGATAAAACTCACGGAGGAACAATTCAAGGTAAATTAAGAGTATGGAACGACTCTATTGAAGAACTTGGTGGGCGAGACGGAATAATAAGATTAATGAAACAAAACTTAAAGAAATGCGGAGTACCTGTTATATAGGTACTTTTTACTTTCCCCTTTTCTAAGGGGTGTTTTATGAAAATTTTTAGAAAAGGAGGAGAATAAATATATGGACGTTTTTCAGGCTATAGTAAAATTCATAGCAGACCAAGCCAGTTTAAAGAACCTTCAATCGCAACTCAATGGTAAGGGTTTTACTGCAAAAGTTAGAGCTGACACTACACAAGCACAAAAGGCTGTTTCAGATTTGGCTCGTTTAACTAAAGTTAGTTCTATGCAGACTTGGGCTAACAACAATAGTAAAGCGATGAAAGCGTATGGTACTCAAATTAATGGTATCATTTCTAAAATGAATAATTTAGGGCAATCAATGCCAAAGAAAGAATTTGATAACCTTGTAGCGCAATTTAAAGCAATTCAAAATCAAGCTAGAGCAGCGGGTAATATTGGTCAAACTTTTGGAAACAAGATGAAAGCCGCATGGCAAAAGTTTGGTCAGTGGGGATTGGCAAGTAGGTCAGTGATGTTTTTATGGAACGAATTTAAACAAGGTATTAATCTTGTTAAAGACCTTGATGCTGCTTTAACAAATATTAACTATACAATGAATATGTCTAAAAACCAATTAACGGATATAGGTAATGCATCAGTTAATATGGCAAAAGAACTCAAGACATCAACTAAAAATATATTAGAAGCAGTAACGCTGTACGCAAACGCAAAAGATACAGCCGAAGGTATTTTGAAGAAATCAGAAACCGCAGTAATGTTGTCCAATGTTACTGGAATGGGTGCGGCAGAGTCTGCTAAAATGCTTCAAGCTATAATGAATCAGTTTGACTTAACGCAAGATGATTTAACATACATATCTGACACTATACAAACTGTTTCTCAAAATATGGCTTACGATTTTAGTGCTGGTATCCAAGAAATTGCTGGTGGTATCGAGCGTTCAGGTAGTGTTGCTAAATCTGCTGGACTAGACCTTGAACAATATATAAGTATGCTTGGTTTGGTCATCGAGAAGACTGGACAATCGGGCGATACAATAGGTAATGCGTATAAAACCATATTTCAACGTATAACAAAAGCCTCTGCTACAGAGGGGACTTTATCGGAAGATATATCTGCTGCTGAAAAATCGTTACGAGCAGTTGGCGTAGAGGTTAGAAGTACAGAAGGCGAGTTTAGAAACCTAAATGATATTATGGCAGACTTAGGTTCTAAATGGAGCACCTTATCAGACGTAGAACAAAGTAATATTTCTTATAATGTAGCAGGTATTAGACAAACAAACATACTTAAAACACTCTTAACATATTGGGAAGATTACGAAAATCTTGTTGTTAAAGCTGGAGATTCTGTTGGAACGACAATGGAGAACCAAGAAAAATATGCTGAATCATATAAAGGAGAATTAGCAGAACTTTCTGCTACAGCAGAATCATTTTGGAATAATTTTTTAAATTCATCAACATTTAAAACAGGTACAAACTTCTTTACTGGATTATTGTCGATACTTGATAAAATTTCAGGAACATTTGGCACTCTTGGTACTCTTGGACTTGGACTTGGTGTTGGTGCCGCCTTTAAAAACTTCGGTAGACCTAAAATGTTTGGTCTCAAATTATTGTTTTGAAAATGCCGAATATCATAAGTGTTCTTTCGGACACGGAAGTTTTCTTATGGTCAGTAGTGAAATACACTATGGTAAACGCTCGATAACGCCTGAATAGGTATGCAGTTTATAATACTGTATCTGGGAAGCATGTAAACCTCACACTACTCTCCTATGGTGGCGACATTGTAGGCTATAGTGACAATGTGTGAACTCGTGTGGTCAGGTCGGAAGCATCTCATAGAGATGAACCGCCACAGTAATGAAATGGGCGCAGTATATAATTGGAATTATTATATATTGAATAGTCATTCGGTACTAAACTGAGCATGACAGTTTATTATAAGCAGAAAGTCGTCTTCTGCTTTCATGTATGTGGAACTTTAATTGTCGGAGTTGACGATAAGACAATGTTTTTTTGCACAATATATTTTATTGTCAGTAACAATACTCTTTTTATATTCTTTATGTATGGTAAACATAAGGGGGACAAAAGTATGTTGGAGGCAAAACAAATATTGGCAGAAAAAATTAAACAATATCGCAAAGAACAAGAATTAAATCAATATGATTTTGCCGATGAGTGTGGGATAAGTCGCACTCTTTTAAGTTTAATTGAAACAGGAAAGGAAAATATCACTATAAACACTATGGATTTATTAGCTGTTTGTATGGGTATACCACTATCAGATATTTTTAAAAACACATTAATCAGGTATTGTACTATATCAAGTAAAATCTACATAGAAGATGAAGAGTATACTACATATGGTATAGTCGTAATCAAAGAAGATATTGTGGTGGATTATATTCTTGATATTTCAACTGATTTCAATGAAGTTAGAGAACTAGTTAAATTATGTAATAAAGAAGGTCTTGAATTAATACATTTAAAAGATGTTGTTGAAGATGCAATATGTTAATTTATATTATTAAACATGAATTTTTATTAAACGTAAAAAGAGAATATAATAAAAACAATATTATTGAAAAATTTAATGGTTAATGTTATTATATATCTGTAAAGGCAATCATTTATTGACATTTTTGTTTTATGTTGATATAATGGATTTCAAAAACAAATAAAGGAGGTTTTGCATATGAGTAATATTGTTTGTATTAAAGATGCAAAAAAAAGGGATTTTAAAAAATTTATAACTGACAATAAAGACAAAATTTATGCTAACACTCCTGCAATCAATTCATTATCTTTAGACGATGAATGGATTGACGAAACAGAGTGGGACGATTTGTTCCTTCAATTATCTGCAAAGGAGAATTAGCTATGGCAAACTTTCACAAAGGAGAGGTGTGGTTTGTTGGGTTTCCACTAGAAGAAAATCCTAATGAAATATTAAACAGACCTGTTGTTGTGCTTGATGAGGATAAATTAGGTGTTTTATCAGTTAAAGTGACAAAACATAAAGTAAGAGCTGAAGACCCTTATGATACTCCGATTCTTTATTGGCAACATGCACATTTAAAATTTGCTTCTACTGCAAGAGTTTCAAAAGTGATGATTTTAAAACCTGAAGCATTCATTATGAAAATTGGAGACCTACATCCAGATGACTTATCACGAATTGAACAAATATACATAGATTTTGTAGAGGATACAATGCCATCACAGAAAAGCAAAGAAAATGTTATTTAAAAAATAAAGACGCTACCACCTAGGTAACGTCTTTTTGTATGTACTGCTCTTCTGTTTTATCTAAAAATCACTACCACAATTATTACAATGCCACTGCTTTGTGGTTTTACCCAAGGCAAATATACCCCATAGTACTACGCTACCTGCTTTTGATAAGCCTGAGATTTTCTTGCAGTCAGTTGATTTGCAGTAGGGACAAGTTATTATTGGGGATAATTGTTTTTCAAATGTGGTTGTGTCAGTGTTTCTGTAGACATCTTTTTCACCCTCTCTTAAACCATCGACAAATTCTTTGTTTGTAATTTTACAACCTTGTTGACGTATTGACTCGAGATAATCTTTATATTGCGTTAATAGTTCTTCGTCAGTCATTTTAAATATATTTGGCTTTATAATTTCTGATACATTTAATTCTTGAATTATTAGTTCATTTTCACAATAAGGACATTCTTCAAATAATTCACTAAAATTCATTTTGCAATTAGGACAATACTTATTCATAGTTAAACTCCTGATTATATGTTTTATTATATTATAACATATTTTTAAATTAGTAGATAATAATAATAGTAAATTTTATTAAAAGTGCAATTTCCATAATGCACAAAATTAAGTACGATATTCAAAACAATATCTGGTGAATTAAGTGTATTCAATAAAACGATACTATCTACTCAAAATAATTTAAGAAATTTTAAAACACAAACAGCCAATTTAAGTTATTATACTTCTGGTGGTAATCATGTAAATTTACATAATGCACCTATTGCACAACCACAAACGGTAAGTAATTTAACCAAATTAAACAATGCTTTTAATGTATATAATAATAATTTAACTAAATCAACTGGACTACAAAATGCTTACATAAAGAGCGTTGGAAATCAAAATCAAGCATTAGGGAATTATCTTGCTGGACTTAATGGTGCGAAAGCATCAATGTGGGGATATATAGCTTCACTTGCTAAAGCCGAATTAGCTACTATTGGTTTACAAGCTGCTTCTATGGCGTTAAACATAGCCATGACAATGGGTATAATGTTTGCAATACAAGGCATAATCAAAGGTGTAGATTACCTTATTCATAGAACAGAAAAAATGCAAGAAGCTCTTAAAAGTTCAGTTAGTGAATTTAATTCTGTAACCGATGAATTAAAATCTTTAGGCGAGGAATTAGATATAACCAAAAAAAGACTTGAAGAGTTACAAAAACTTGCAGATAATGGCACATTATCTATTGCCAAAGAAGAAGAGTTAAAAAACCTACAAAAAACAAATGAAGAACTTGCAAGAAAGATTGCATTAAAACAGCAAGAGCAAGCACAAGAGGCACGTGATGTTTTAAAAGATTCTAAAAAAAATGCAAACTCTACTGTTACTAGTAAATATGATAGGGAAACAAGTTCAAGTGGTAATTATGAATATGGAGTATCTGTAACCCCTGATAAAGAGCTAGAGTTAGCTATAAAGGCATATGAAGATAATAATGAGCTTGCTAATACTACATTTGATAAAAATCTTAAAGGATGGTATGAAGACCAAGCAGAGTCCGCAAAAAGTAGAACCGAGGAAATGTACGCTCTCATATCTCCCACTATCAATGCTTACGAAGATTTAATTAATGCCGGCATTGAACTTGAGGGCGAAGATAAGATAAGATATGAGCAGTTAAAGAAGTCACAAGATGCATATTTGGCTTACATTTATGCAATTAATGGAACAAAAGAAGCTTTTGAAGGATTAAATAAAGAGCAGAGAAGAAATGTTCTAATTAATAGACTTACAAATCAAGGATTATCAAAGAGTGCTGCCGAAGCAGTTGTTAATTCTATTTCTGATGAGGATTTAAACAAATATTGGGATAAGAATTTTTCATTTACACCACCACAACTTACGGATTATGCTACTATTGAAGAATATGGTAAAGCATATGCCGAGGCGTGGTTAAATGGTATATTAAGTGAAACTCAAAATTCTGAAACATTTGATTCATTCACAGATGCATGGTCTTCCTTAGATACAACCGAAGATGAAAACCTTAAAGACTTTAAAAAAGATGTTTTAGAGCTTGCAGAAGCCGGACGATTAACTAAAGAGACTTTTTTAGAACAAACAGGTGTGGAAACCTTTTTAAAACAAGTAGGATTATCTGCTGAAGACGCTGTTGAAAAGATAAATAAATTAGTTAATGCCGAGGAACAATTAAAAGCGTTATCTGATGATATCTCTGCAATATCTAATGCTCTTGCTACAAAAAAAGAAGATAAAGTCGTAGATGTTTCCACTCTTCAAGGATTTAACGAAGAGATTAGAAAACTTGATGCATGGGATAATTTTGCAAAATTAATGGGGGACAGCAAATCTTCTATGGAAGATTGTCAAACCGCTGCTAATAATCTTGCAACTGAGTGGATTAATAGTAATAACTTCTTGTCAAATCTTGATGACACTACTGCTCAGTATTATACTAGTCAATTAAAATTGATGGGCATTGAAAATGCTGAAGCGATTGTTGCTAAGAAGTTAAATGGCGAAAAGGAAGCTTTAAAATTAAAGTACCAATCTTTAAATGCTGTTTTAACAGATTTTGAGGGTAAAACAAGTGGTGCGACTGCTAAACTGCTTGAAGAAGCAGAAGCGGTTGGTGCGTCTAAACAAGCACTCCTTGAACTTACTGCTCAAGAACTTTTGTTTAACAATTCAAGTCTTGATATATCACAAAAAATATCTGCATTAAATCAATATGATTTTGCCGATGAGTGTGGGATAAGTCGCACTCTTTTAAGTTTAATTGAAACAGGAAAGGAAAATATCACTATAAACACTATGGATTTATTAGCTGTTTGTATGGGCATACCACTGTCAGATATTTTTAAAAACACATTAATCAGGTATTGTACTATATCAAGTAAAATCTACATAGAAGATGAAGAGTATACTACATATGGTATAGTCGCAATCAAAGAAGATATTGTGGTGGATTATATTCTTGATATTTCAACTGATTTCAATGAAGTTAGAGAACTAGTTAAATTATGTAATAAAGAAGGTCTTGAATTAATACATTTAAAAGATGTTGTTGAAGATGCAATATGTTAATTTATATTATTAAACATGAATTTTATGGCGATTTTAAAGAACAAAAGTTCTTATGGTAATATGTAGAAATATGTCGTATAATAAAGTTTGGTATTTGTTACCAAATATTATACGATTGGAGTAACACATATGATTGAAAAAGCATATGATAATTTAATACATATTTTAAGAAAATTTACAAATAATACAAAGAGAACAGATGAAGATGATAGTAAGCGCACTGTGAACTATTTAGAGTGGAACTCATTAAAAACTGACATCATTAACACAGAAAAAGAATTTGTACTACCAAATAATATTGATGACATTGTAAAACGATGTAATGTGATTTGGATTCATTTCGGATTTAATATAGGAAGTGAGTTTGGCGGTCATCATCCTGCTATTGTTGTTAGAAAGATGGGAAATGCGGTATATGTAATACCATTAGATAGTGGTAATATTCCAGAAGATAAGAAAGACAAAGGTTATTTGATACCTATTAGATATGTATATAACTTTCCAAAGATGCCACGTCATTGTAATATTTATAATATGATAAAAATTGATTATAGAAGAATTGATTTTTCGCAGAATGTTGGTAGTATTTCAGGAAAAGATATGACTAAAATAAGTAACGCCTTGAAAAGATATGTTATTTATTAAAAAGTGGTTGACAGAACGAAGTAAATGATATAATATTGATTATGATAAATAGAGCCAAGAGATATTTGTATCTCTTATTAATGAAATAATTTTGACAAGACCATCCTTTTAGGGTGGTCTTCTTTGTTGTGCTCACAAAATAAAAAGGATGCAAAATAATTTACACCCTCTACTACTCTTCTATTTCTTCTTATTTCATATATTTATACTCCTTTGGCGAGAAAGGATGTGATTTTATGATTTAATCAAAACCTATTGCTTATTATAATATTCATAAGTAATAGAAATTATAGTATCATCAAATGGGTCAACACCATAAACTATTTGCAAATGATATCCTTTATGTCTATGGTTTGTTTTAAAGTAATACACCATACCAACTGGTTCATCACAAAATTCAAGTTTATCGACGCTATCTCCTACTTTGATGTTTTTATATGTTAGAATATCTTGGTTCTGTATTTCAATTTCAAAACTGGATTTGTTTTCATATGCATTAAAACCCTCAAGGTTTTCATATTTTGAATAATCGGCTTTGTTAGCAGTTAATTGAATTACTTTTCCATCTATATTAACTTCATTTACTTTTAACGGAATATTTTGATTTTGTTTTATAAACACAATAATCAGAATAATACATATGATTATTATAGGAATTCCTATAATATACATTTTAGACTTTTTCATTGGCACACAACTCCTTTGATTTTAGTTATTCTAGTTTATCACAAATCGTACCATAAATCAATGTCTAAGCTCCACACTTAGATATGATGAACCGTTATTCCACATAACGGTTTACTGCTACTCCACATAGCAGATAAATCTACCTCTCCACAAGGTAGTAATGCCAAACTTCCACAATTGGCGAAATAAATAGTACGATATTCAAACAAATACCTACAATGGTTAGCGATTTGAATAAACTTGGAATTGCTCTAAAATCATTAGATGCAATGAAACTTGGAGTCGGAGTAAATTTAGGAAATGTAGAAACATATAGAGTTGCATTAAAAGGATTGAGCGTAGAACAATCCGTATTCGCTTTGGCTAGTAAAGGTGCTACGGAAGAACAAATCAGACAGATTTTAGTAACAAATCAAGCTACTGCCGAAGATGTTGAAGCTGCTATGGCTAAAGCAGGTCTTACTACTGCTACACAAGCACTCACACAAGCAGAAATGGTTGAGATGGCTACTAAGACTGGTGTTGCTAAAGCTACTGCTGAAGAATTATTAAGTAAAATTGGTATAACTGCAACGGAAACTGGACAAATACCTGTTAAGAAACAAGTAACTCGTGCCATGTTAGAACAAGCAGTTGCTAGTGGAACTTTAACTAAAGCAGAAGCTTCTCAAATTGCAACCATGTTAGGTTTAAATGCTGTAGAAACTGCAAATATTGGAATTACAAATGTTTTGACAGCTTCATTTGCAAAATTATGGGCTGTTATCACAGCACATCCAATAGGAGCAATTTTAACTGTTATAGGTGCTGTTGCTGTAGGTACTATTGCTTATATCAACAAGACAGCTAAAGAAGCTGAAGAAGCAATTGTTGAAGCACATGAAAACGCAAAGCAAGCATTAGAAGACACAAAAACTTCTTTATCTGATGATAAGTCTGAGTTACAATCGGTAAATTCTGAATTGGAAACAACAAAAAAAAGATTGAAAGAAATCTCTTCTATTGGTGCTCCTACATTAACAGAACAAAACGAATTAACTAAGCTTTCTACTGCCAACGCTCAATTAGAAGCACAACAGAAATTGCTTGAGAATAATATCAAGTTAAAACAGAAAGCGGCTGCATTGGATGCAAAGGAATTACTTGGAACACAAGTAGAAATGAAATACTCTAGTATTTTAGATGGTAGTTCAATCACATCAGCGACTGAAGCATATAGTTATGACGATCATGCTAAGTATCAAGCATCTAATTTGAAAAAAGCTTATAACACTTATATGAAAGCATTGAGAGATGGCGATGTTAAAAAACAACAATTAGCACAAGAACTTATTGATGCTTCTGCTGGTGACTCTGCTGTTTTGACATCTGAATTATTAGAAATTATTGGGTCATTTAAATATGATGACGGCACAATAATTGAAGGTTACGAAGACCTATACAATGAATATATGGGTATGATTTATAACCTTCAGTCTTTAACGAACCCTGATACATTTTTAGAAATAGCCAAATCGGTTACAACTGGAAAAGGCATTGATTATGAAAAAGCTATTTCGGAAGCGTACAACCTTGCTTATGAAGGAAATTTTGATGTTGCAAGCCTTAATCAAGATTTCGTGAAAGCGTTGGTTGACGCAGGAATTGACGAATCAACTATTAGTTATATCTTTAAATTAAAGCAACAAGAGTATCAGTTGTTGGTTGATAAAATTAATTCTAAATATGACTCTTCAAAAGTTCAATATACATATTGGGACGGTGAAGGGAAAATTCATCATGACTACGAAAAGGAAAATTCTGCAAAAGCAGATGTAGAGAAGGTTAATCAAGAGTTAAATGAATATGCAAGAGAAAACCCTATCGAGTTCCAATTAGTTTCTTCTTATGATGAAAACTTTATTTTACTTGATAAGTATATCGAAGAAGAAAAGAAAAAGGCTACGAATAGTGCTGATTATGTTGGTGATTATGTCGAAAATGCAATCCAACGTATCTATGATGAAGCTAAAGTTAAAAGTGAAACATTTAGCGATAAAATAACCGATTCATTCACGGATGCATGGTCTTCCTTAGATACTACAGAAGACGAAAACCTTAAAGACTTTAAAAAAGATGTTTTAGAGCTTGCAGAAGCTGGTGAATTAACAGCAAAAACTTTTAAAGAAACAAAAGGTTCTGATACATTTCTTGAACAAGTTGGATTATCAGCTAAAGATGCTGTTAAACAGATAAATTCGCTTGTTAAATCAGAGAAACAACTTTCCGCTTTAGAAAAGAATATTTCAGGATTAACTGAAAATCTTACTTCTAAAAAAGAAAAACCTAAAAAAGCAATAAAATCTTCTGTTCTTGACGGTATGGATGAAGGATTTAAAAAGCAAACAGAAGAATGGGATAATTATGTTAAAGTATTAGGCAACTCAAAATCAACATTCAAGGAAGTACAGGATGCTACAAATGAGCTTGCAACTGCCTATATTTATAATAATGAACATTTGTCTCAGCTTGATGAATCAAACAAAGAGCTATATATTAGTCAGTTAAAAGGTATGGGAATTACTAATGCCCAAGCTATTGTAGAAAATAAATTAACAACTACAAGGCAAGTGGAAGAAAATAAGACGAAAGCATTAGCTCTTGCAGAACAAGACCTTATTGATATGCAAAAAGAAGGCGGCACTACTGCATTTGAACAATCTGCTAGTCTTGAAGGATTAGCAGAGATGACTAATTTAGCTAAGGTTGAGTTAATGGATTTGATTGCTCAACAACAGATATTTAATGAAGACGCAGGATTATCCGTAGATAAACAGATTGATGCATTAGGTGAATTGGCATTAGCATATATGGGGGCGGCTGCAAAAGCAAGTTTCTTAAACAAAGTGCAAGGTGGTTTTCATGCTAACCATCGTATTTCTGCCGAAGAAGCTTGGAAGCAAGTTCTTGAAGAGTATTCTAAGATAAATTTAAATGATGTTCCAACACCTACAATAAAACAACCTAAAGACGATAAGGATAAAGATAGTAAATCTTCAAAATCCAACTCCAAAGAAGTCTTCGACTGGATAGAAGTACGCCTTGAAAGACTTTCATCAAAAACTGA